TAATCCCGACCCAAACTACCTAAATCGTATCGAAAGCGATTCTCGTCCACGAGAGAGCCAGCAATCATGGTATCTACGATGGTACCATGTATTTCATACCTTTCAGCCCTCAAAAAACATACATCATACATAGCATTGTGAAATATCTTGGTTGCAGGTGTTTTTAGCACATCTGAGAACCATCTCGTGACCATTCCATGGTCCATGTTACCACCACCTTCGTGACGTATCGGATAGTATCCGGCCCAATCATGCACAGCAACAGCTATACCTACGATGTTTCCTCTACCAGTTACGGATCCAGAACCCATAGTTTTTAGTTCCGGGTCTTTTGTTTCCAGGTCAATTGCGATCTCATCATACTTTGATAGATCAGGAAAAGACTCTGGCGGTATCCATTCTGTTTGTGGTTTAAATATTGGTTTCATGAATAATCCCTCTCTAATATCATTTCTAAATAATGTATTGCCTTCTTTATATCTTGCTCTTTTCCTTTCGACTGATGTCGACAGATATATTTTATAGCATTACCTTCTGCAAAAAGCAATTTGTTTTCGTTTATAAACTCTGCAGGTTGAATCTTCATCGAGCGATAGTGCTTCCCGCCTACCTGCTCTTCTAATGAATTGTATGTTGTGCCTTTAAATAAATCTTTATTTGTCATAGATTGTAAGCTTTCCTTGTTTGTGGTTCGATTATGTATAGGTTTCTTTCTGTTCTTGTACATGCAACATAGAATAGTCTGTTCATGTCATCAGAGTTTTTTTGATACTCATCAAACGCTGCACCGGCTAAGTCCGTAGTCACAACTACATTCTCTCTTTCATTACCCTTGACACCATGTATCGTAGATATTTTTATTCTAGGATTTTTAGTTAAGTCCTCACCAGAATCTATTAATTTTCTAATCTTTGTTATGTGTTGATCACCTAATTCATCTAAAGCTTCATACCATTCAGCTTCTGTTTGTAGTCCATACTTCTCTTTCAAAGTATCTATGTCATAGAAACCATCTTTGATCATACTCTTAAATAACTTCTTGTCCCAATTCTTACTCATCTTGTTAAAAATTTTTTTACAATCACTGTATGGCAAAGGCACACCTGTTCGTAACTCATTCCATTTCTGTATGATTGTGTATAAATTTTTTATTGCAGGTGTAGAGTTTCTTCTCTGCCAATACAAATTCTTTTCGTCAAGTATGTTTCCTATTTCTGGTAACATATAGTTTGCTTGTGCTAACACTAGCCACTTACCTTGTTTAAAGTTTACATCGTGTAAGGTATTACATCGTTGTACAGATCCTTCATCTTCTTTTGGTAACCATTCTTTTTCTACTCTGTTGGTAACTCGTTTAATTAATCTGTTAGCCAATGCAAAAGGTTTTTGTGGTACCCTCTGTGATTGATCTAGTACAGTTCTTTCACCCTCTAAATTTATAAATGTATTTACGTGTGCACCATTCCATTTGTATATGGCCTGGTCATCATCACCTGATATGTATGAGTCTTGTGATTTCTCTTCTATCTTTTTTACTAATCTCCATTGTATCAAACTTAAATCTTGTGCTTCATCAACAAACATAACTCGTAGTCTTGGTGCTTCACCACTGTCTAAAAATTTTTCTAGCATGTCAGGAAAGTCAATCAAACCATTTTGTTCTTTGTATCTTTCTAGCTCTTCTACAATTATTTCTAATTTGTTTAGTGATATTTTTGAGTTGTTTGCAAGATGATAAAATTTTATAGGATCTAATTCTTTTGATCGTGCTAAGTTTATCATTTGTATGTATGGATCTGTAGAATAAAATACACCATCATAGTCTTCGTCTTGCTTTTGATTAAAGTCTAATTCTATTTCCATCTTCTCTGATAGTTCTCTGTAATGCTTTGGTTGCATTACTTGGTTTTTATTTATACCCAACTGATTAAAACAAAACGAATGTAATGTTTGAAAGTATGGCAGATCATCATAAGATAATTTAAATTTATCTACAGCTCTTTGTTTACCTTCACCTGCAGCATTCTTACTAAATGTAAAATAACCTATCTGATCTGGTGGTGTTGACTCTAAAAAACTTTCTATGTGTCCAAGTAATGTGTGTGTTTTACCTGTACCTGGAGGACCATAAATTATATATCTCACTAATAGTTCTCCTGCTTAAATGTTTTTGGTTTGTATGTTTCAGTCTTCTTGTCAAATCTAGCCACAACAAATACAGATAGTTTGTGTCTACCCACACGTTTAGTTGTGCAGTTTAGATTGTCTTTTAACATCTGTGATGTTCTTTGGTATGGCACCTTCCAGTGTTTTCTTGATAGATAGTTGTTGAAGAAGTTGTCAAATACAAAGTGATGATAGCCATCTTTAGTATACGTACCACCATTACGAAGATCTTCGTAGTCATCTTTCTGTATTCTGTTTACACAATAATCTTCTAGATAGTTTCTTAATATATCTTTTGTGCTTGTACCTTCTGCAGGTTCTGTAATCTCTGCATTTGTTAATAATATGTTTGTAAGTTTCTTCCAATCATTTGTTTTTAGTGTTGGTGGATTCAATCGTAATTGCTTCACACATTCTTCTTGAAACATAGTTTGGTTTGTTAAATGTTTTGCTGAGTCTAGATATAATCTGTCACCATCTACGTTCATATAATAGTATGGCTCCTCCAGGTTGACGACCTGAAGGTCTGTAAGATTAGGAAATATTATCTCTTGGCCTATACCAAACTTTCTAGACTTACATAATTTTTTATCACACAAACTACACATTGGTTGGTCACCACATTTGTAACCCCAATCTTTTTTGTCATGTTGTTTTGTAATTATATTTACTTCTGTATCTGATAGTGGTTGTTCCATTGCACTTTCGTTGAACAACATAATCTTTGTCTTCCAATTCTCTGGCCATTTAGATTTTGCATACACACCGTAATGAAACAATGCATTGTTTCTACCACCTTCACCTATTTTATTTTGTGCCATTAATTCTATACAAGGTGGTCCATCAGAGTATGGTGTCTCTGGTCTTTTGATTTCTATTGTGCTGATGTCTTGTTGTTTATATCTTTCGTATAATTCAAAAAAACTTTCTATACTAGCAGCTTCGCCACTCTCAAGAAAGGCATATCTTGTTGTTTGACTACAATTAAAGTATGGTAAATTTAAAAAATTTCCTGTATCATCTTTGGATTTTAATTCTCTTTGTTTTGGAAATACTTCTGATCCACCATAACCTAATACAGATCTAATCTCATTTAATTTATCTTGCATCAAACTTGCTGATACATAATCTTTTGTAAATAAAAATACGTGGGCACCACCTGACTTTGATCTACAAACTATCAGTGGTAAGTTAAATTGTTTTATCTTGTTAATTAATTTCTTGTGATCAAAACCTGCGTAAGAATCTATATCGATACAACCCCATTTACATTTGTTGTCATCGTTAATTGGTATGACACCTAAACTATCTTTACCATCTAAATGTTTTTGCCACAGATCATCTGTGACTGGTTCTCGTTTGACAAACGATTTACCTTTAATCTTGTTACCGTCACCATTTGATTCACCAACTAAAGTGACACCATGCGCACGATCTAATCCCTCAAATATATTTTTAAATCTTTCTATCATACAAAATAAAGTGGACGTCTCCACTCTCGCTTCGACGCCCACTACCTAGGATACTGTTAGTAGTTTGAAGAAGTTTTTGTTTCTTCGCTACCGTGTTTAGCTTGGATCTCACCCTTACCTACAGATTCTGCAAAAGATTTAGACATGTCATAGATACTTTTATCTGAGACTGGTCCAACCTTAGACACATCCCAACCAAACCATGTTCCTTTGTCATTAGACATCTGAACGGTTGATAGTTTATAAATGTGGCTGTATGTAGGCGGAGTAAACAAACCGTTTTTACCCTGCATTTTGATACCCATCATCATTGAGTTCCACTTTCTACTCACTTTTAATTGAGTAGATTTCATAGAGATCAATGCTGTTTGTGGGTTGTCACCTAAGACTAGCACAAAGTGATTAGCAGTGTTATCAAGATAGTTACCATTTGGTAATCTATCTTTGTAGTCTTTACCCCTAGTGGTTTGACTAACGATATCACTGTCAGCTTCATGAATAGCTACAGGTGCACCTGTGCTGGTACCTCTGTCTGCCCATTCAATGTACTGTCTTTTGTAGTGACATGGTACAACTTCAATTGAATCGTACAATGCATTTGTAACAGTGTTTATTATTTTGCCAGGTTCTGCGCCCTCGACGTATTTACCATCACGCTTGTTAACTTCCGGTGATAGTTGGCCCAAAATTTTTAAGAAAGGCAACGCAAGATCTTCTTGCGATATATTTTGAGCGCCTTGTGCTGCATCAGCTTCAAACATATTGACAGCCAATGCTCCTTCTTTTTTTGTCGTTACTTGGTTCATGTTACTTGTTCCTTTTTATTGTTGTCTTATTCTCTGAGAATATCCCAAAGATTTCCGTTGGCATTTCTTTACCTGCCTCAATACGCTCACGGACTAGCGCTTTCAGAGTCATGGGTTCTACCTTCATCTTTTGTGTTGGTTGGAACCCTTGACCCTTCGCAAGTTCAGCATAAGTTGCTGCCTTGTTGTCCTCGTTACGACCAAATGATACCGAGATCTCATTCTTGATTATATCACCCAGTCCATTGTTACGAAGCCAGTTAAACGCCTCTTCTTTATTTGCTTCCGTTATGGTAGCACGATAAGACGTTGAAACTTTTAGATGTGATCCATCTTGCAGTTTAAGTTCTGCAAGTCCCATCTCACTCATCATAGTGGGTATTACCTCACCTGATATACGTTGATATTCTTTTTTCAAATCTTTTAGATTAGTTTCACTTTTTTCTATTCTACTTTGTAGACCTTCTAATCTTTCAACTTGATCTGCAAGTGACTGAATATTTTCAGTCTTCTTCATTGCATCTTGTTGGTCCTCTTCAAAATTAATAGAACCACTTCCTGTAAATGTTTTAATTACTGTTGTCATCTATTTCTCCTTTCTCGTATAGATTGATCTCAATAGGATAATACTTTCGTTCTTGTTTATCCCATTTCAATACATTGTATTTACCATTTGTAATATCAGATAC